GTTATGAAGAATTTAAAGGTTATTTACGGGGTAATTCTCTTAAGTATATGTGGCGTTATAATCGTAAGAACGGAATGGAAGACCTGCAAAAAGCAGAGTGGTATCTCAAAAGATTACAGAAAGAAATACAAGATCATGGGTAATATAAACAATGCAAATATTGACTATATCCTCCGCTGGGAGGGCGGACTTTCTAAGCACTCAAAAGATAGTGCATCAGCGAACTGTGTGCCTGATGGCTCAGGTGTTCATACCAATAAAGGCATTACGTGGGCGGCTTGGAAAGCTCAACACGGAGATTCAGAAGAATCAATCCGACGTTTCTATGAGATGACTCACGAAGATTGGAAATCAATCTATAAACTCTACTGGGAAGGTATAAAAGCAGACGATATTGAATCAGACCTTATCGCTGAGTTTTGGGCAGATTTCGCCTGGGGGTCAGGCGTTTATGGAGCAGCCAAGCAATTACAGAAATTTATCGTATCAGAGGGTTTTAACATTGCAGTGGATGGGAAGGTAGGGAAGCAGACTTTAAGTGCCTTAAATCGCCTTATAATCATGAAAGGGGAGGACTATATCTACTTGAAGTCATACGACCATAGAGTTCAGTTTTTGAGAGGTCTTGATTCATTCAAGCATTTTGGCAGAGGATGGATCAGCAGATTAAAGGATTTTCACAACTACGCATTAAGTAAAATAAATGGCTGATTCTCTTGAGAACATAGGAAAAGAGTATTCAGATTTTAATCCGTCATCAGATGACGGCATTTTGCGTATTGTTCAAAATTGGGGCAATGAGTTAATCGCTCAGATGCAGAACCGATTGAGGATTAATAACACCAACGCAACGAGCAGCTTATCTTCTTCCATTAGTCCTAAAATCACAAGCAAACCCGGTGGATATCGTTTAACAACCATGATGCAAGATTATTGGTATTATGTTGAGAACGGAAGAAAGAGAGGAGAAAAACCACCATACGCAAATATTTATGAGTGGGTGCAAAATAAAAAGGAAATGCAGATGAAGATTAATCAGTCACCTGATAAAATAGCGGCTACAAAGTCACTCGCTTTTGCTATCAGAAACGTCATTGGGAAACGAGGAACAAAGGCTCAACCATTTATATCTAATTCTTTAGAAAAAGTTACCACAGAAACCCTTGGGCAGCGTATTGCTCAATACATTGCCGATACTTTAGGCAGTCCATAATTAAAAAAGTTTTTTCATTCGGTAAAATATTTTTATATTTGCCGTATGGAAATACAAGAAATTGTCAAACTTATTAAGTTAAAGAAACGCCACGGCATCATCAAGCGTGTCAGCGAAGAAACGGGGGTATCTATGCCCACCGTTAAAAAGTACATTGAAGGGAACGTCATTTCAGACAAGGCTCTGTTAGTTTTAAAGGCTGCCCTTGAGGACATTGAAAACGAGGAGGTGCAGCAATGATTACCATGTTAGTACACGACAACGAGATTGAAGTGGAGCAGTATTTTGTGACTCTGTTTTTTGATCGTGAGGAAGTAGAGTCTATGATTATGGATCACTACCGTGACGAGTATTCTGACAATATCTTCAGAGTAGTTGACGAGGAAGGAGCATCCTACAAAACAGACTTCAGAATTTACAACGACATAGAGCGATATGACGTTATCAATGACCTGATGTATTATCACCAATTAAAACCAACAAGAATAAAACTAATAGAAAATGAAAACAAGTAACGAAACAAACAACCTTGTGAAGGCTCTATTTGAGTTTCAAGGCAAAGTAAACGCTGTTCGTAAGACAGCCAAGAATGACCATTTCCACTCCAGCTATGCGGATTTGTCCAGTATTCTGACAACCATCAACCCGGTATGTCAAGAGTTAGGGCTTTTGATTACACAGCACCCACACGATGATGTATTAGTCACAAAGATTTATCATGTTGAATCAGGCGAATGGATGCAATCTGAGCAGCTCTTGAGGATGCGAGATGCTAACAATCCTCAGCAGTACGGATCTGCTTTGACCTATGCTCGTCGTTATGCCCTTGCATCTATCTTCAATTTAAACCAGGCAGATGATGACGGCAATAGTGCAAGTGGGCATCAAGTTAAAACAGTCAAGGAAACCATCACACCACAACATCCAATGTGGGATAAAGCCTTAAAGCACATCCAAAGCGGAGGCAAGATTCAAGACATCAAGGATAAGTTTGTCATCTCTAAAAAGCATGAGGAGGTGCTGACAGCAACCAAATGACTAATGCAGAACGGATGGAAGTTACGATGACACAGAGCCAAGAGGAATGGCTCAAAGCAAGAGCCAACAGATTCACGGCTTCAGTAGTCCACAAGTTAATGGGTAGCTCACGATCAGGTGGGCTACTATCTAAGACGGCAGAAACATTTGTATATGAACGAGCTGCTGAGATTCTCACTGGGCAAAGTAAACCTGTGTACGGTGATGCTCTTGAATGGGGTATAACAAATGAAGCGGATGCGTTTTACTATTTCAATCAGCAGAACTTTCAAGAGTGGACATACTACGGTGGCGAAACCTATGTATTTATTCCCTATGGTGAGTACAGTGGTTATTCACCTGACGGGCTGAGTGAAAATGCAATCCTTGAAATAAAATGCCCTTACAACTCAGGTATCCATTTAAAGAACTTCAATATCTACGATGCGGATAGCCTTAAACAAATACACCCAGAGTATTATTGGCAGATGCAACTCGGCATGATTGCCGCCAACTTGGACTATGGTTATTTCGTTTCTTATGATCCACGAATGCCCGAAGGTAAACAGATGCATATTGCGGAGATTGAACGTCACGAAGTAGAGTTTGAACTTAATGAGAAATTAGAGAATGCTTGGGAATTATTGCAAAATATTTTGGCGAATTAAAAATAAAGTTTATATTTGAAGTATGGAAGTACCAGTAATTTTAGTTTTACCAATCGCATTAATCATGGCAATTTGTTACTTAGCTTATGCCAAAATCTGCGACGATGTCAGAGAATTTAAGAAGCTTGAGGATGAGCTTGAGCGTCAAGCCAACGAGTCTGAAAAGCCCTTTGTTGAACCTTTATACAGAAGGAGATTTAAGAAATGAGTGATGATATGCAAGATGTTATTATTTATAACAATGCTTTATTTTTAGTAAATTATTATGAAGAATTAGATACTTGGGAATGTATTGATGCCTGTTTTATTGTAAAAGGTATACACAAAACAAGAAATGGTGCAATCTCTGAGGCACATAATCAATGGGATAAATATATAAAAACACAACTATGAACAACATGATTCAACAAAGGGTTGCGGCAGTTCTACTCAAGCACCCAGAAACCAAAGATGATGACCGAATGCTCACAGCCTACTATTGGACTATGCAGATGTCAGACGAAGATATGAGATTAGAAACCTTTGACGATTTTAAGCGTGAGTACACATTCGGCAAGTTGACCGATGCACAGACCATCACGAGAATCAGACGTAAACTTCAGATGGAGCGACCACAATTCAGAGGTCGCAAGTATCTGGAGAAGTTGAACAAACAACAGAAAGTAAAGGAGGATTTGGGATATGCAAAAAAGTAAGATGTTAGCTGAGGCAATCAACAAAGCGATTGATCATATTGATGCTGAAATGAATTACGATGAATTTGCTTATGCGGTCGCTCTCGTTTTGTATGCTGAATACGGAATGCATTTAGGTAATAGCTTTATAAGTGAATTACAAAAATACGTTAATGAAATTTATGGTGTACAAGGCAACCGTTAGGCTTTCATTATCGTCAGGCGTAACCATTCAAGGCACAGTAAACGGACATTGCAAATCTCCAAAGGATTTCTTTGATGTATGCTGTGATTATTTCCTTGAGGAAGTTTGGCACGATGGCAGCTCTATTGATGACATTGAAGTCAGTAGTATACAACCTGCTGACAGCTTTTCAAAATTGATTGTGGCAGGTACAACCCTTGATGATGACCAAGCCAAACACGGACACGATTACACACCATTTCACAGGTACAAGATTTTAGAAACAATTTAATTTATGTCAGTTGTAGAAACAAAGGTATTTGAGCAATACGAGTATCAAGACTATTTAATAACCATACAGGATCATTTCGGTGGTCCTGATTTGGAAGGGTGGGCTGTACCTACAATGTACGCTCATTTGATACAAGACGTACATGATGTATATATGTCTGAAGAAATATTTGAATCGCATGGGATACAACAATTCAAGAAAGCATATGATGAAGAATATGATGAATATTATGATGAAGACTTAATTCCTATGTTGACTTTTGATCCTCATGATGTAATTGCTAGGATAGCAGGAGTTAAAACAGATTCTTCAAGTTCAGTATTGAGTTTCATGGTAAATGAATTGAATTCTTTGTTAGATTTAAAACCTAAAACTGTTGTACTTAAACAGATCAAGAAAAAAAGTATTACTCCAAAGACATCTAAAAACAAACGAGGATTTCATCAAGTGGCATGGGCTTCAATGGTTAAGTTAAGAGATGGCAAATGTACAGAGTGTGGAAGCGTATATGACCTTCACGCACACCACATAAAACCATACAAAGACTATCCAGAGTTAAGGCATGATGTCAATAATGGTGTAACCCTATGCGGACAGTGTCATCGTCGATGGCATAAAGAGAATGGGAAATAATACTTGACAAACGTATAGGATTATAGTATATTCGTAGAGTATTACAACAGGGTGGTAGCTGTTATGTTTAAGACCTTATGCCTCGGCTGGTTAGATGGACTACCACACATCTAATCGGTACGAGGCTTTTTTTATGCAATGGAATATCATATAAAACACAAATTTGAAAATGATTACTGTATCATTGATGTGTACCGACACAATCAGTTCTGGTTCACTTACGACTTTCACTTAATGACCGGCATTCGTGAAGGTGAAAACTTTAGTATGTTGGATCACATTAAATACAAAAATTGGGGACATGCTGAGGGAATTGATGAGATGTGGCATGAAGTACAAGTACAACGATTAATTAGAGGGCTATGAGTGACACGTTTTATTTCTCACACGACTACAATAGTAGGAGCGATGAAAAGATTAAAAAGCTAATCTATAAACATGGTTTTGA